CGACCGTAACATCAAGGGGATTTCTTTTTTTGTGAGGGGCAAGCATGGGTAAGCGGTCAGGGGGACATGAGCGTAGGGAGCGGCAGTATTGGCCGACGCCGTACGAGGCTGTCACGCCGCTCCTGGCCCACCTTGGCACGGGTTTACGCTTTGTAGAGCCCTGCGCTGGGGATGGCAGGCTGATCAGGCACCTTGAGCGTCACGGGCACCAATGCGTCTATGCCTGTGATCTGGAGCCGCAATCCGAGGGCATTATCACCCGCGATATCCTGATGGGCGTCGACGAGGGTGTGCCAGACTGCGATGCGATTATCACAAATACACCATGGGAGCGGCAAGTCCTGCACGCCATGTTGGATCGGTTCCTGACATGGGCTCCGGTGACGTGGGTGCTTCTGGATGCGGATTATTGTCATATTAAAGAAGCAATACCTTACCTTAAATATTGCCATAAGATTGTCAGTGTCGGTCGCGTATCGTGGCTGGGCAATGGCAAAGGCGGTATGGAAAATAATGCGTGGTATTGCTTTATGCCCAGCGTAGGGGTGACGCAGTTTGTGGGGCGAACGTGACCGACCCCATCGCACAATTTACAGACTTCATGCGGGAATGCGGGATAGGCCCTGCGAGTGCGTCCGACATCAAGGCTACTGATCGCATCACGCGATTTGATATCGAGGGTGATCGCAAAGGCAGCAAGGTCGGCGCTTACAAGCTGAAGATTGACGGTGACTTTGCTGTGGGCTGGGTAATGAGCCATAGAGAACAGGAAGTCCACACATGGCACACCAAGAGCAACCGTAAATTTACTGCCGAAGAAAAAGCGGCATGGGCTGCGAAAGTCGAGGCGGAGAAGGAAGCGGCGGAGAAAGAGCGGCTACTGGAACAACAGGCCGTGGCAAGGTCCGCCAAGCTGGTATGGGACAAATCCGTCATTGCCTCTGCCGATCACCCGTATTTGAAGAAAAAAGGCATCGGCGTGCATGGCGCGCGCGTTGACGAAGAGGGTAATCTGCTTGTGCCGATGTATGCGGACGGCAAGATGTGGGCATACCAGCGTATCTTTCCCGATGGCACCAAGCTGTATCTGGAGGGTGGGCGCAAGATCGGGTGTTATTACCCGCTGACGACGACCGACGAGGACAAGAGCCGCATCCTTATTGCGGAAGGGTACGCAACATGCGCCACCATAAGAGAAGCCACGGGACTGCCCACGGTTGTATGCTTTGACGCTGGCAACCTGCTATCCGTCTCGCAATATTTCCGTGGCAAATTCCCCAACGCGCAAATAATACTGTGCGCCGACGCCGATAACTGGTCCTTCGCGCCGGGAAAAAAGCCCGATGGCATTAGCCGCCATGATTATCCTGGTGACGCGCCTGAGTGGGTAAACTGGCGTATCGAAGGGCGGCTGTTCAACACAGGGAAAGAAAAAGCCCTGCAAGCGGCGGCAAAGATAGGTGGCTCCCCCGTTATCCTGCCCGACATCCCTCTTGACAACCCCGATAAATTTTCAGACTTCAACGACCTCTTTAAAATGAAGGGCCTCGATGCGGTCAAGGAACGAATCCTCTCGGTGCCGCTGCCAGTCGTCAAGGTGCCCAAGAAACGCCCGACACAGGACGGAAGCTGGTACGACACGCTGCTGGTCAAGAGCATGGACAAGGACGGCCGTGATCGCAAACTGGAAGAGAACAGCCTTAACTATACCACCATCGTCAAGAACCATCCCGCGCTGGAAGGTGTGTTCGCATGGGATGAGTTCCACTGCTGCACGATGGTCGTCAAATGCCCGCCATGGGTTGTGGCGGAAGGGGGAGAGTCCACCTTCCAAGTACACCCGCTGGACGAGGCCGACGAGCGTGAGTGCGATTACTGGATACAGGGGCTCGGCTACCATCTTAAGGGCTCCATGCCCAAGACAGCGGCGGCAGTGCAGGATGCGGCGTTGCGCAACAAAATGCACCCCGCGCGGGATTACTTCAACTCCCTTGAATGGGATGGGACGCCGCGCCTTGACAACTGGCTGATAGATTATGTCGGATGCGAGAAAGATGATGTGGATTATGTCCGCGCGGTTGGCCGTACATGGGTGATCGCCGCCGTCAAGCGCGTGTACGAGCCGGGCTGTAAGTTCGACCACATGCTTATATTAGAGGGGCCTCAATCAGCGGGTAAGTCGACCACGTTTAAAATCATGGCCACGTTCGGCGAAGGCAAGGACCAGCGCAGTTACTTCCTTGATACATTGAAGATCAACAACTGCGAAGATCCCGACGAGTTGATGAAGGTATCGGGGCGTCTGATCGTGGAAATTCAGGAGATGGCGGGCTTTGGCAAGAAAGACAACGAGAGTTTGAAGGCGTTTATCACGACCACGGAAGACGTTTACCGCGAACCATACGGCAGGAAGGTTAAAGACTGGCCGCGCCAATTCGTTCTGGGCGGCACCTATAACCCGATCGCCGGCGTGTTCACAGACCCCACAGGTTTGCGCCGTTACTGGGTTGTGACCACTGGCCAGCGCATTGACCTTGAAGGGTTGCGTAGAGCCCGTGCGCAGATATGGGCGGAGGCGGTTGCGAGATACAAAGCTGGCGAGTCCATCATCCTGTCCGACGACCTGTATAAGAAAGCTGAAGTCGCCGCAGACTCCCGCCGCGTGGTGGATGAAATGACGCACGATGTTCTGCGCGCCGCAAAAGGCCGTGCGTTCTTCGAGGTGCGCGATATCATGAAGTCTCTGGAAATTCCCATCAAGGGCAAGTCACAAGCCGAGTCGTTCGCCATCGCCAAGATACTAAAAGTCGAAGGCTTCGAGCGCGTGCAAAAATCTGTCTCCGGCCGTCCGACATGGGGTTGGCAACCGCCTCTGCATTCACCCGTGCAGTTCGAGGCTGATCTGGTGGAAGAGGAGCGGGAGATTGACCTATGATAACGCTCCGTCCCTACCAGACCCAAGCCATCACCGACATACGCCGCGAGATGACAAAGCATAAGGCGGTGTTGTTCCAATTAAGTACGGGCGCGGGTAAAACTAAAACCGCTGCGAGCATGATACAAAGTGCGCAGAACAAAGGCAGTGTTGTGTTCTTCTGCTGCCACAGAAAAAACTTGATACGTCAGACATCAGAGACGTTCAAAGAGATTGGTATTGACCACTCATTTATCGCGGCTGGCCATCATACAAATCCGTACGCAAAAACATTCTTGTGTTCTATTGATACGTTGCGCAATCGCCTTGAAACCTCCCCTATTCCAAAGATAATTTTTTTGGACGAGGCACATTTATGCTGCTCCCCTTCATGGTCAAAGATCATTGAATACTATAAAGCAAAGGGCGCGTGGATATGCGCCTTGACAGCTACCCCTGAAAGGCTCGACGGCAAAGGTTTAGGCATGCACTTCTCGGCGATGGTCAAAGGCCCGTCGATGAAGTGGCTGATCGAGAATGGTTACTTATCACCATATAAAATATTTGCGCCTGATGTTCCTGATCTGTCTGGTATAGAAACCCGCAACGGTGATTACGCGGCTGACCAATTGGCGGCAAGGTTTGAAGGTGATGTTGTACTGATCGGCAATGCCATCCGCCATTACCGTGCGCACGCGGACGGCAAGCGCGCTATAGCTTATTGCGTGTCCGTCCAACACTCAAAAAACGTGGCCGCCGAATTTACAGAGGCCGGTATTCCAGCCGCCCATGTTGACGGCACCACACCGCCTGCCGAGCAAGAGCGTATCTTCAAAGCCTTTGCACGCGGCGATATTAAAATATTATGTAATTGTGCGCTCATTAGCACAGGCTTTGACCTCGCCGCGCAGGTCGGTGAAGATGTTGTGGTGGAGTGCATCATTGACCTCTCGCCCACCCAAAGCGTCGTGCTTTACTTACAAAAGGTCGGCAGGGGTTTGCGACCGGACGGCACCACGCACGTTATCATTGACCACGCTGGCAACAGCGACAGGCACGGACCTCCAAATGCCGAGCGAGACTGGACCTTGCACGGCCGCGAGAAGAAGAAACGGGAAAAGGCAGCGGAACCCCTTATCGCCGTACGTCAATGCCCCAAATGCCACTGGGCATTTAAGACTGCGCCCGTGTGCCCATCGTGCAAGTATGAATTTCCGATCCAATACCGCACCGTTGATCATGTCGACGGCGAGCTGGTAGAAATGACTGAGGAAGCCTTCAGCAAGAAAATGAAGATGCAACAGGGGATGGCAGATAGCGTGGAGGATCTGGCCAAGGTCGGTATCTCGCGCGGGATGCAACCAGGCAAGGCTGTTAAATGGGCGCGAATCGTTATGGCGGCAAGGAAGAAGAAAAGGGGAAGTAAATAATGGACGTTCACTATTCAAGCAAAACAATATTTTGGGAAACGCCGCAAAAATTCTTTGATGAATTGAACGCCGAGTTTGGCTTTCAAACCGATGTATGCGCCACACCTGAAAACGCAAAATGCCCTGTTTTCTTTACCGAGGAAATAGATGGCCTCGCGCAAGAATGGCACGGTGTTTGCTGGATGAACCCGCCATATGGTCGCCAAATCCAACACTGGGTTCAAAAAGCCTATGAAAGCAGTTTAACGGGCGCAACAGTCGTGTGCCTTCTTCCTGCCCGCACAGACACTCGCTGGTTCCATAATTATTGCGTGAAGGGCGAGATCAGATTCGTTAAGGGAAGATTAAAATTTGGGGGGGTAAAGGACAATGCACCATTCCCAAACATGGTGGTTATATTTAGGGGCTCTGATGCACGTAAAACCTAACACAGTCCTCTTCGCCGCTCCCGATGATACGGAAATGCAGGAAGCCGCGCGTCAGTATGTAAAGGACTTTGGCTTGAGCAAGGATGATGTTAAACTCGTGGTGCGCGGGGATATATTATGCCTCGTGACGAAGAGGGGGATAGAGCTTGCCGCAAAAGGAAACTAATATCTGGCGTCAGATCATGCTGGACCTTGCACCGCTCGGTGTAAGGCTGTTCCGCAATCAAAGATACAAAGGCCGGATATGTCGCGGCAATGTAATGACGGACGCCTATGCAGACTGCGGAGTCGGCGGAGATGGCGGCAGTGACCTCATAGGAATCGTCATCAAAAGAATCGCACCTGAAGATGTCGGACAATTTATCGCACAGTTTGTCGCCCTTGAAACCAAAACCAAGACAGGCCGAGCGTCGAAAGAACAGGAGATGTTCATATCAGCAATCAATAATGCTGGCGGAAAAGCTGGGGTTGCGCGCTCTACCGAAGACGCGAAAAAAATATTAGGGCTGGAATAAAAAAACGTATTGCGTTTCGTATTACGTTGCTGTAGTGTCCCGTAAATGGAAGACGACTTCGAGATAGTAGTATGTACGGAATGTCACGGAGAGCGTCACTATACTAATTTTGACGGCACGTATCCTTGTGATACATGCGTTGGATATGGATATATACCAAACTTCGACAAACCGAAAAGGAAACAAGGAATGAATTATTCGACATCAGTTATGCTTATCAATGAGGACATCATCGCGGTTTCCACGTTGTATACACCCGATCCCGAAAAAGGCGCGAAAGGCCCTCGTACAATTTTCAAAACTCTTGACAAATCCATCAAGTCTGGAGATTTTGTCGTTGTCCCCACATCCTCACGCCACTACATGACTGTCGTTAAAGTGGACGAGGTTGGCGTTGATGTGGATTTTGAAGACCCCGAAGTCGTTGACTGGATTATTGCTAGAGTCGACGCCACAGCGGCAGACAAGATCAAAACACTTGAACAAGTATGGATTGAAAAATTGAAACAATCCGAAAAGAAACACCAGAAAAACGAATTGCGCAAAAAACTTCTCGGTTCGACCGAAGCTGACATTGATCTGTCCAAGCTGGCGATCAGCAATTTGACGGACGTGACAGCACTGGAGCATAAGCCAGTTCCCGTACCGCCCGACACAGGCATATAGTTAGGGCTTGGCGGTGAAACTGGTGCCCTTGACCACACAGAGCCGCCAAAGAGGGATTACCGTCTCGCATTCGCTCGCCGGTAATTACTTCGCAAGCTCAGTAAAAGAAGGACCGACGGGGGAAATAACGTGTGGTTTGAGGGCGTAGTGCCGTCCCCCGAAAGTTCTTTCTAATTTGGAGATATGTATGCCCACCTGCCCCAAGTGCTGCAACAAACTGACCAAGCGCAAGAGTGACAATGCGTATCACTGCCGCAGACATGGATGGGTACGAGACATACAAAAACCGCATGCTGTCACGCTCTGGGACGGCAGGGATGTGGCGATAACGCAGAGCAATTGGAAACCTAAACTTAAAGTGGAAAGGATCGTCAATGTATAAAATCGAAAAAGGCATACCGGTCGGATGCGAAACCAAACAGACTTACCCGTTTGAACAAATGCAGGTAGGTGACTCATTCAAGGCTCCCGTCAATGAGCGCGGAAAAGTTACTGGATCTGCCGCACACTGGGGCAAACGCAAGAACGCCAAGTTTACCAGCAAAACTTTCGGCAAAGAAATTCGTGTATGGAGGATTGAATAATGTCAGACATAGACGCAGCACTCAAAGCCGAGATTGACAAGCACCTGCCGACGATGGTGGGAAAGCAATTGCAGGAACGCCTGGTGCAGGCTGACCGCGATGCCAGAGACCTTAAGATATGCAGAGACAGCATTGATACGCTGGAAGCTAAAAACAAAAAGCTCGAATCCCTTAAAATCAACGAGGCAGAGCTTTACGACCGCGAAGGCAAGGTTTCCGGACGTGAGTTTCAGGTTGGCGTCAAAGAACAACTTCTTGCTTTGCGTGAAAAACATGCAGAAGAGCGTGTTCTTGAACTGCGCAACATAACGCAAAGTGTCTTCGGCAGCAACCGCATGGGGTACAACCTCAACCTCAATGTGCCTAATCCAAACTACGGACAAAAAGACCAATACGGAAACATGCTTATTGGCTCATACGACCAGACGGCATCTATCACCGGCAAGGTGGAGAAGTCTGAATGACCCCCGAAACGCTTGCATCCCTCACAGCCAACCTTGCCGTATGGGAAACGCAGATGGAGACGCGCGCCGAAATCGTGCGGCAAAAAGAAGATGAGTTGCTTACTGCCAAGCAGCATTATGCCATCGCCGTGCATAACGTCGAGGGGATTAAGAGAGCGATTGAGAGGATGGGCGGGTGAAAATCTACGAAGACCTACTACAAGGTAGTGACGATTGGCTACAAGCACGCTGCGGCCTTCTAACTGCCAGCGAGATGAAACTGATCATCACACCCACACTGGCCGTTGCGAAGAACGATAAGGTCAAGGCACACCTATACGAACTGACGGCACAACGGATCACGCAATATGTAGAGCCGCACTATATCGGCGACGATATGATCCGCGGGCATGAAGACGAGGTGGAAGCCCGCATCATTTATGAAGCCAATTACGGCGAGGTGGATGATGTCGGCTTTATCACCAACGACAAATGGGGATTCACGCTTGGCTATTCCCCAGACGGTATGGTTGGTAAGGACGGTGTGATTGAATGCAAATCCCGCCGTCAGAAATACCAAATGCAAACCATCATTGAGGGCGATGTTCCAACAGAGCATGTTATCCAAGTGCAGACTGGACTGCTGGTATCCGAACGCCAATGGTGTGATTACATCAGTTACAGCGCAGGGATGCCCATGCTAACCTTGCGCGTCTATCCCGATGCTGAAATACAAGCTGCCATATTGCAGGCGGCGGAAGAATTTGAGGAGAAGATTAAGGCCAACATAAAATTGTACGATAAGCGGATCAAGTCTTCTGTGTTCCGCACGGTGCCCACAGAGCGTCGTAAAGAAGAAGGAATTATCATAACAAAGGAAGAAGAATAACATGGTAGACATATCACCATTCACCGTTGCCAAAGTAGACCAGCTTACGGCGGACGATCTCATTGACAAAACCCTGACGATTAAGATTACGTCCGTCACGGGGCGGGAAGATACAGAACAACCCATCAATATTAACTTTGAGGGCGACAATGGAAAACCATACCGACCAGGCAAATCAATGCTTCGCGTGTTGGAGCGTTGCTGGGGCCGGGATGGCAATAAATTCGTTGGCCGCTCCCTCACACTTTACCGCGACCCCAAGATAAAATTCGGCGGTCTCGAAGTCGGCGGCATCCGTATCAGTCACATGAGCCACATCAACGGCAAGCAAACCTTGGCGTTGACGGCAAGTAAGGCCAACAAAAAACCCTTCACCGTTGAGCCTCTCGCCACGCCGAAAGAAGACCCCGAGGTTGCAACACTCAAAGCCGCCGGTGACATCGCCAGCAAGCGCGGAGTCGAAGGCTACACGACATGGAAGGATACACTTAACCCGGAACAGAAGAACAAGATTAAGCCTTATCACGGCGACTGGGTGAAGATTGCCAAGGCGCAGGACGAGTTACCTCCCCCCGAAGAAGATATCCCCGAAGCCGATTTGCCGATGTAGGTTGCCATGAAGAAAAAACAAGTACGATCCGGCGCGGTTATGTTCCGCGTCACCAAGGAAGAAAAGAAATTGATACAGGCGGCGGCGAAGGCAAATGGCTACCGTGTTCTCAGTGATTATATGCGGAAGGTGTTGTTTGGCAAATAAGGAAGAGCTTATAGACTGGCTTGAGGCTGAGATTGAGGTATACCGCGAGGAGTGCACGAATCGCCAGTACAAGGACTCATGGTCTGACTGGGACTGGAAAGCCGAGAACCATGCGCAATCTACCATGAACAAGCTATACGGGTGGGTGAAGTGGCTTAAGAGCCTCTGACACCTGCGCGGGTGTGTAAGAGTACGATGTGTATAATGTGTATGCTGTTACCTCTACCGATTTAGGATAGACATGGAACAAGAAATGTATTACGTTTTCGGGGATGGTTGGGCGATGGGCGTCTATATCATAAACCCCGCAATAAGGAGATAAAACATGGCCGGATCGGTAAACAAAGCAGTAATTATAGGAAATATCGGGAGCGATCCTGAAATAAAGACAATGACGTCAGGAGATAAGGTCGCCAACTTCTCTGTGGCTACAAGTGAGTCGTGGAAAGATAAATCCAGCGGCGAGAAGAAGGAACGCACACAATGGCACCGCGTTTGTGTATTCAACCAGGGCCTGATCAATGTCTGTGAAAACTATCTCAAGAAGGGCAGCAAGGTCTACATCGAAGGCCAGATTGAAACCCGCGACTACGAGAAAGACGGACACAAAGTCTACACCACGGAGATCGTTTTGCGCCCGTATCGCGGAGAAATTGTTATGCTCGATTCCAAAGGCGGTGAGAAGTCTGCACCGGCTGTTGAAGAAGAAGAAGAAGTGGATATTCCTCTGTGATAACCATCACCCGCGAGGATTTGGAGAGTGTGCGGAAACGTTTGAAGTTTCTTCAAGAAATGTCGAACGTTCGCCAATTCACAAATGAGTTAGAAGAACTTAACCCCGATATTTTGGATGCCGTTACTGAATACGAGGAAGCCGCGCAAGAAGCCCTCGCCAAGATAGACGCGATTTTAAAGGAGAAAGAGTGATGTATTTGAAAGTCAGATTAAAGGGCGAAAGCGGAGAAGTAGAAATTGAGCACAAATGCGAACGCTCTTGGAATGGTGATTTTTACGCCGCCTTAAAAGACAAAACCATTGATGATGCCATTAAATGTTACAAGGGAATGAGCCATGACTACGTAACAGAAGCCGCCACGAAAGGAACGCGGGGATGAAGAATGATATTGAAACGTATTGGTGGATCAAAGAATGGATCGACTACACGGACGGGAGCGAATGAGATGAGAAAATATTTAATTATACTGGTGCTGTTTTTATCAGCATGTAACGAACCGCCAGAAACAGAAACTTGCTCTACCGATTGGGTTCAAGGCGACCCCGCAAGATATGAGCGTGTTCTAAATTCCTGCCTTGCGAATACAGCAAAAGCCAGAGCAGGACGGGACTACAAGACAGACGATGATGAAGACTATGACGCCGTGGTTTCTGAATGTATCCGTGCAGCGCAAATATCCACACCCAGCATATGGGTAAAAACTTGCGTGCCGATAAAACGTAACCCCAACCCCGCCGAGCGGAAAAGGAATGAGTGATGAAGAAGAAACCTAAGAAACCGATTGCATGGTGCGTTACCGTTGGAAAAGGCGGGATTGCATACGTCATGGGCAACAAGGTCTTTGACAAAAAGCGCGATGCCATAGCGTTTCGCAAGTCAGAAGGCTATCCAGAATTATCGTGGAGCGACCAATGGTTTATTACGAAATTACAGGTGATGAAATGACACCCCCCGAAGATAAAGCCCCAGATATGCCGTTGAAGAACATCAAGCAGATGTGCGCGGACATGGAAACTATTGAAACATTTTTGGATGGATGCGCAGGGCGTTTTGTAGGTGACGCGCTCCACATCAATATTGCAGAACTAGCCAAGGCTATACGCGCCCGCACCCCCATCCAGTCCCCCGATCAGGGGGCGGTGGAGGCGTTGGGACGTGTTGCACGGCTCATTGATAACGAGGTCGCAATAGAAGGCGAAGTGTTTGTCGGCGTCTGTAAAGACCTGCAATCTATCCGCCAAGCCCTGACGCGCCCACCATTGGATTTGGCGGGGTTGCGGAGAAACGCTTATTCGCCAATAGACAACACGTATTTAAACAATCAGCACGGTGGCTGGAACGCCTGCCTCGACCACCTGCAAGCGATAAGACCTGATTTGTTTGGGGGGAAGAAGATATGATTGATAAGCAAAAGCGATTAAGCAAGCACTGGTTTATGGGCGTGAATGAAAAACGCAAATTTCCACTATTTGAACACTGGCGCGGGATCAATGCCTGTACTGGTATGCGCGGTTATAATTACCGATTTTATAAGTGGCAATTTACATACGTTATCCAAGCCGTTTTAGACGATATAGGAGCATAGCATGACCCCACCGAACACAGAACTGGCCGAGGCGATTGACAACATTAAGGACATGAGTGGCACTTACTGTCATTTGAACGCGAAGGATATACGCGATGTTCAAACCATCCTGAAAGCCGCCCGATCAACCCTGACGCGCCCACCACTGGATTTGGCGGGAATGAAAAATGAGGCTGATGTGCTTTATGAGAAGTGGGTTAATGGCGAACTCGCACCCAACGATGATTTCCACCAAGTACTTTTCGACCACCTGCAAGCGATAAGACCTGATTTGTTTGGGGGGAAGGAATAAAATGGGACAGGCATTTACTTCGACAAATCCAGACAATTTACAGCCAAAAGAATTATGCGCCAACCGTTTCAAAAAACGCCTATTCAAAAAGCCTGTTCAACTGGAGCATGATTTGTATATCGCAGAAGAAGGATGGGGCTATAAAAAACTAGCCTGTAAATGTTGCGATAAAACAGTCACCGTATTTCAACTGCCATAAGGAACAAACCCAATGACCCCGACCCCACCGAACACAGAACTGGCGGCTTGTCCGTTTTGCGGAGCGCAAGCGTACTTAGTGAAAACGCAATCTCTAGTCCAAAAAAGCGATTATCATCCACGAACGCAAGCAAACGAGCAATGGACTGTGGGGTGTGGTGGAGAAAACAAGTGTATTTCCCACAGTCAGCACGTGTCCAGAAAAGACGAAGTAATAGCGTTTTGGAACACCCGCCCGACCATAAGCGGGGAGTTGGGGGTTATTATTGAGACGGTGAATAAGCAAGCAGAAGATGATGGCTTGTGGTTTTGCGCTAAAACTGCACCAGAGGCGTATCTGCAACAGGAATTACGGAAGTTACATACAGTGTGTGAAGCCGCCCTTAAAAACCCCTCGGACGCGGGTGGGTTTGAGGAACTTGCCGATGACGCAAAAGACAGCCGTTACTCTAATGAATTTATCGGGATGAGGTTTCGTTCCTTGCTAGGGAAATTAAATAATGGATAACGTAGATCAAAGTATTGAGGCTCAAATGCACATAGAAAAAGCACAGCGAGAAGCCGCCCGTGTTTCCAAGGAATTGTTTAGAAGGCTTGCCGACTATTTGGATGGCAAAGAAATATCCAGAGACATTAAAGTCAGCGTTTTATGCGTCAGGGAGAATAATATTCTTTTTGACTTGAGGGGCGTAGATGGATTTGACCACATAGAATTTAAAATAGAGCAAACTGGTTTTGGAAGATGGATAGCCGACCCCAAACCCGCACCCCCACAGGCGGACACCCCCATAAAAGGGGCGGGGGAGTTGGAGGAGGCGATTTCACCCCTTGGTCAAGGCTATGAAGATGCTAAGGCCGATGTTGAGGGCGCAAAACAAATTGACGATGTTCTGTTTTATGCGCTGAAAAAGAACGCACCAAAGGGCGATCTTTACCGTGCTGAATATAATCAGGGCTTCAATGACGGAATTGACGCGTGTAAAGCCGCCCAACGTGAGGATGTATCGGGGGAGAAACCAGCCGTATTTTATTGCGAGAACGGAAAAAGCCTTGAGGGATTGGAGCAAGGCGCATTGGCTGTGCTTTCTAACCTGATGATGAAAACGAACGCGACAAACGCAGAATTTATGATCGGCAACGAGAAGGATGGCGAGTTTTATTTTACCTGTAGCCGCACAAAACCCACCCCCGCACCCATCGGCGCGGAGGTGGGGGAGGCTTTGGCTGATGTGGAATTGTGTATGCGCGATTATGCTTACGACCCGTTGCTTGGTCGCAAACTTAGAAAACACCTGAAAACCATCCGCGCCGCCTTGAAGAAGGGGGGTTAGGGATGGACACAAAACTGTACGATAAAAATGGCATGATTATCCACGTTGGCGATGTTCTCAAAGTCTTTCACTTTGTCGGAGCGCGTAACAAAAAACATTACATGTATAAGCAGCCGATTGAAATTGTTCATCACGGCAAAGATCAAACTGCCTACCTGAAAATCAGCCATTTAGATATGACTGACGATTATTATTTGGAACATTTGAACGGCAGAACCTTAACCGATTACGAAATTGTTCAAGCAAAGGAACAACAGCCATGAACACCACCGAAATCCTGCAAGGGCTATTGAGTTGCTAGAAAACCACGGGAAAAAATGATACACTAGCTGGTCACGGGGGGATATTATGGGGAAAGCGGTTATCATATCAACACATCCTAAGCATCCGGAAAAATACAATTTGGATGTATCGGATTGCTTCAATAAGGCGGCAACTCTTAAATACGTCAAACGTGAATTGCGAAGACGCTGGCCTGATGTGGCCGAACGCCTTCAGGGAAATTTTAAAATAGAACTGAAGGGGCCTTATAGATGATCAAATTCCACTGCAACGGCGAAGATATAATCGGCCGCACATACGATGACGTCATCAAAAAGCTTGACGGTAGGGCCTTCGGTGCGGAACAATTCGGGGACATGGATTCGTATTATAGATACGACCAGCATAGTGAGCACGCAAGAAGGGAAAAAAATGACGGCCAAGAACCAAAAGCAGAAACCATGGACTCACGCGGACGAGAAGAAACTGGCACATCTCCGCGCAGAAGGGGCCAGCGCCGTCACTATCGCGGAAGTGCTGGGCCGTAAACTCCCGGCCGTTCAAACCAAAATCGCGCGCTTGAAATTGCCACGCGCCAACAAGAAGCCCGCACCACCCATTGAAAGACCGTCGGCACCTAAACGTCACCCGCATTCGGCGATTGCTTATGGCACACCAAAGCCGATGCTGGATCTGAGGGAAAAGGAATGCCGTTTCTTTGTGGATGGTCAGGGGTTCTGTGCTGCGTCTTGTGAAGGCCCCTACTGCCCGGCACACGCGAAGATATGCTATGTTTAGCGGCATATTCTATAAAGGTCGACTGCTTGTAGGAATAGCACAGGTTGACCGGTGGACCACCGTTTTGTGTATCTGCCCTACTCCTGCTCAGGCGGGTCTTCCCCATAAATCGTCATGTAATCGTTGAAGAAGCTGTGGAGAATGCGGCGGTTAAGGTCGTCCTGGCACGCCATGCCGAAGCCTGCCACACCAGTCACCTTCTCGTTGTAGATGACGATGATGTCGTCTATTTGATGCCGGCGTTGGTATAGGGCTTCGATTAGTTCACGGGTGTCCGATCGCTTGGGAATGCGGGTGATTTTTATAATCTCGCCGGTCTCGAAGTCGTGAACGTCCCCCATTTTCCACCCCCAAATATACTATCACGGGCATGGGTTTTGTGATAGGATTTTGCCGTGGGGGAACGACTTAAAATAGCGGCCACTAAAGGGGACTTTCTTAAGATTGTCTACTTTACCGATGCCCATAACCAGCCAAAATTGGACCGTCGGAGGTTCCTTTGGTTGGCCCGGCTTATCAACCACGAATCACCGGATTATGTGATTGACGGCGGCGATATGGACGACTTTTTAAGTTGCTGCGCGCACGAAAAGGACGACACCATGAAGGGACGGTTAAAGCCGTCCCTTTTGCGTGATCTGGAATGTGCGGTCAAAGCCCGTGATATGATCAATGACAATCTCACAGTGTCCCCGAAAAAGCACATTACATTAGGGAATCATGAAAACCGCATCTGGGTATACGAGAATTTAAACCCCGCGGTATACGGCATGGCGTCCGGGCATTATCTCGATGTCCTGAAAAAGACGGGCTGGGAGCATACGATGTACGGCGAATACTTCCATCTGGAGGGTGTCGACTTCACGCACTGCCCTTTTAACGGCATGGGTAAAGCTGTGGGCGGTGACAACGTGGCCAAGCAGGCCGCGGAAAAATCCATCCATGATGTCGTTTTTGGGCACACCCACGCTCTCGGCATGGTCACGGCGCATAAATTCGGACCTGGCAGATCCGTCACTGCGTACAATATGGGCTGCTATATGCCCGACGGTTACATCCCTGACTACTGCAAGAACACGCGCAAAGAATTTTGGTATGGCGCGCATGTGCTGATGATTCGTGAAGGCCGGATACGCTCCGTGAAATCCTACCAGATCGGCGAGATGGAATCTTTATTCGACGTGCGCATGTCTGCACCTTTTTCCAAAACAACCGAATTGATCGTTGACCATCCGCGCTGTTGATGGCATAGTTTTTCACACGTATCATTGTTTCCTTTCCTTGGTCAGCAGCCCCTAAAAAGGCTGTTGACCTTTTTAATGCCCTTGCTATTATAGGACAGCCTTTCTTTGTGAGTGATGGCGGGAGCATCAGACCCGTGGGACGTGGCCTCTGAAGCCCTGACCATTTACCATCATTCACATGGACGGGTTACGAACACTCACAATATTGCGCTTTAGGGTGGGTCGGCTAAGCGCACAAGCCCGATCACCCGTCCAACTTATGCCTTGCGAAAGGGAATGTTGAAAGCAGTAAAGCCACGGGCTGGGGACGCTTGAAGGCCCCGTAAGAAGAACAACCCAGCTTTAGATTTCCTGAGTAGGCCAGCACGGGGCGCTCCGTGACGGGGAACGCCACCTCATATCAGGCGTGACACTGGGAGAGACTAGACTCCCATCAGCCTTTGCTTGGCGCGCTCCAGATGCCATAACGCCTCGGCACCATCGGCAACACTGGATGCAAAATACTCACGCCCGTCACTGCCATAACCAATGATCACCACGTCAGCCATGCGTTCGTTCAACGCACCCATCAGCACGGTCTGCGGGTCTATGTCATGGCGCGTGGGAATTTCCAACCACTCCACATTGTAATGGTTCTTCATGCGGATGGAATGCAGTTTGGGGATGGAGGTTTTCATTGATAGTCAGGCTCGTTCTGGGCTATCCAGTCATTCTTGACGGCATCGGTCGCTGGGCCACAAATACCGGCAGCATCCTCACGGGCAAACTCGCGCAGGTACTCCGCGCTTGGGCTTACCCTTATTTTGTCGTTCAAGGTATTCGATCCATTTGCACAACCGGTCAGTCCTATCGTTGCCAGTACGAGGACGATTAGCAAAACGATTTCCTTCTTTGACAGTTTCTTCATTCCGTGCCTCCAATATGGCCTTTTCGGTTTTGAGTTTCTGGTTCTGGTCGTACAGGTATTTTGCCGAACCTATGGCACCGGCGAGTGTAACAAGGGCGATGAGGATTATTATAAGCCTGAAAGACATAGCAACCTCTCTGATTTCCTGCGTTTAACAAGGCCTGGAAAAACTTGGCCGCCCGCTTTGTTGTAGTTCAACATAAAGTCGCAAGCCTCTTTGGTCTTACCATCGTTCACCAAGCGCAAGACCGATGATTTCTGAAACGCTCCGATGCCGATATTATATGCAAGACTGGAAAAGGCGGCAAGCACTTCTGGTTTCACTTCCGGCTTAACCATGGCATCCACGGCGATTGCAAAGGTTCCGAGTTTAGAAGTCAGCATAGCCTCGCATTGCGTGACCGTAAATTCCATACCAAGTTCTATATTTTCCGTCTCGCCGTAACAAGCCGTGGCAATTCCGATCGGGTCCAGATATGCTTTTGTCCGAAGCCCTTCATATTGGGCAACCAGCGGCGTGGCAATCAAAAGGACTGCCGAAATTCCACCTTTCGCGACTTTCTTAGGTGTAAAGAAGCGTCCCCAATTCTTCATGGCTTATATTACCATGTAAGCTAGGGCGACACCAAGCCCTAGAAAGAAGCCACGCGCCAATTCCGAATGCCATGTTTCAGGCAACATATAAGCTACGGATTTCAACATGCCAGATACGTATATTACAAAACCCGCAAGTATGTGGCCGTGCA